GAATAGAGCGAATCATGGGAACAAAAAGCTATCGTACAGTTAGATAGAAAACGGATAGGAAAGGTATTGAAAATTATCATTATATTTGCCGTAGAAACAAAAAAATATAGGCCTTATGGATGCTTTGATGATTTACTTTCTCTGCGTTGCCGGGTTCTTCCTGCTTTGCCCGGTGATTATCATCGTGGACTATATCTTCAGCGACTATCGTCCTAACGAGGCTCAGATGAAGGCTATGAAGGAAGATTATGAGCGGAAGAAAGCAGAAAAGAGGCGCAGGAAGTTAGCTCGTAGACCAAAAGAACATTGGGAATTCAACGGAGGTTCACTGTCTTCTCATTGGGTGCCTGACAAAGAGGAGAAATTGTTAGACATTTAGCACGTTGTACTCCTTATTTATTTATAGGAGAAAAAGATATGAATTATGGATGGGCTGATTACTTTTTTCGAGATACTGGTGGCTATCATGATCGTAATTTTTGTGATTGTAGTAGTAGGCACCTTGATCACTGGATACGGTCTCAGTGATGCGGATATGAAAGAGTATTATCGACGGGAAGAGGAAAAGAGGCGCAAGAAATTAGCTCGTAGGCCAAGAGGACATTGGGAATTCAACGGAGGTTCGCTGTCCTCTCATTGGGTGCCAGACAAAGAGCCAGACCTAATGGATATTGGTAAATACTGAGAAATGCGTATTTTCCTATTTCACGTGTAAATGCTATTTTTGTGACATCATAATCACAAAAATAGCATTTATTTTTTTATGGCAGACAGAATCCAGACTTTCACGACTAAGATATTTCTCAACGACGATCAGGCAAAGAACAAAATCAGAGAGTTAGAGAAGAGCATATCAACCATCCGCGCTGATATGGCTAAGGCAGCAGAAGAAGGAGACTGGAGCAAATTCAATTCGCTGAAGAAGGAACTCAACCAATCGACCAAGGAGTTGAACTCTATGCGTACCACCGCGCAGAGCGTAGAGCGCGTATTGAATAACCTTGGATCATCCTCTATAAAGGAGATCAAGCGAACTATCAGTGCCATCAACAAAGAAATGGCCAGCGGAAATGTGGCAAGGAACTCTCAGGAATGGAAGTTTCACGCGGAGCAACTTGACAGAGCCAAGCAAGAACTTCGAAACGTTAACCAAGCCAATGAACTTGTCAATAAGAAGGATAAGTGGCAATGGCTTGAAAATATGAATAAAATAGGTTTTGCCATCACCAATTTCTTCGGTCTCGAGCAAGGTGTCTCCGGCGTTATCTCCAAGGTAACCAGTTTGGCCCAAGAGTCAATGGATGTGGCTAAGCAGGCTGAGGGTATAGAGATTGCTTTCAAGCGCATAGACAGGCCCGGGTTGCTTGCCAATCTGCGCAAAGAGACCCACGGCACCATCAACGACATGCAACTGATGCAACAGGCAGTGAAGTTCGCCAACTTTTACCTGCCTGTGGAACAACGGCCACTGAAAAGTGTCGTCTGAAAACTGTCTGGCATGAAAACGGAAAACGTCCGAAGTGTTGATTGTCAACGACTTCGGACGTTATAGTTGCGGAGGCAGGATTTTAACGAATTGTAGAATGAATAGATAAAAAACATTGAAAACTGCTGCTATGTCAGCCTTTAAAATCAACTATTTGGCCTTGTCCGACTTCTGTCCGAGCTTGAGCACCATGTCAAGCCTATCGCCGAGATCCTTTATATAGCGGCTCTGCTCGGCGAGGCGCTTATCTTTTTCCTCAATGACCATCTTAAGGGCCTTGTTCTCAGCTCTCAGGTCTGCCAGATCTATGTGAGCATGGGGAGAGTTATTCACGATACCTATTCCATTAATAGAAGGATAATTCACACTGTTAGTGTCCGAGTTTTGATACAGACTATCCATGGTTATGCCCAGGGCACGGCATAGCTTCAACACCGTACTTGCTCTCACATCGGGCTTCGTTGTAATCTCCTTCACTATGTCCCGATGTGTCTCTTTTCCATACACTTGCTTTGATAGCTGCCGTGGATTCATGCCGCGCTCCTTGAGCACATCCATGATGTAGCCAATATTAGGGCTGTCGAGTTCTAATGCCATAGTCCAAATGTTAAATTACCACCATTATAGGAAAATAATTCCTTCTAACGTTGGAAGTTTGATTTTTTAGTTTTATCTTTGCTGCAAATTTAATAATAATAATTGTAATGAACAAGAAAGATTTCAACGAATTCGATGCTGTAGGCCTTAGGGATTACTACGCTAAATTGTCTAAATCCGAGAAGGGAAGATTTCTCAGATACCTTGTCGGGGAGATGGGATTAGGCTACAACTCAATGGTAGTAAAGTTTAATGATCATGGCAGATTTACCAAGTCAGATGAGGTTCTCATCAACTTGGCCATTAATAACGAAAAATTATGGAGGGGATAGAGTTTTTCACCAGTCCTGAAGGACAGGTTTATTATCGCAAAGACGGGCAAGAAGCCAAGCGGCTGACGAAATTCTCAACGGATATTGTCAGTAAGGTGGTAACCTTGGTGCGCAACCGCTTCCCGGAATGCTATTCACGGTTGGCCATCCTCTATAAGAAGAATGCTTCGCAGATGGTGGACAGGTTCGTGCGCTGCAACTTCGGTGAACACGACTTGCTTACCAAGGATATCGACGAAGACATCATGCACTTCGAGGAAGTGCGCTGCCCGCTCCGTGGTATCTGCAAGGATGAGCACGTCATCTGCAAGCCCAAAAGCCTGGTCCGTCTCTCCAAGGGAGAGCAGGAAGTGGTGAAACTCTATCTCAACGGCAGCACACTGGACCACATTGCCGAGCAGCTGCACAAGAACAGGAACACGGTGAAATCGCAACTTCTGCGAGTCCGTGACAAGCTCGGCGTTAAGAACTGCCGCGAGATCATCCGTGTCATGCGCATGGGAGGGTATATGTTATGAACGAGCGGTGCCAGACTTGCGCCCATGGACGCAACTGCATCAATGGAAGATGGTGCGAAAAGTTAAGAAAGTACGTTCAATACGACAATAAACCTTTATGTGAAGATGGAAATTAAGGTTAGCAAGAAAGGAAAAATCATTCTGAAGGCAGAGAATGGCGAATTTATAAGAATCAAGCCAAAGCATCTGCCAACTTTCAGAAACGTATATGAAATCTCATGTGATGAGTTTGAAGTAGAAATAGAAAACATAAAAAATATAAAGAAATGACAATCAAGGAAATGGAAGAGCAGATTGATGTTCTCAATCTGGATAAATTGGAAGTGAAGATGAAGAAAGGCAGACAGGTGCATTTCTTCGTATGCGGAGACCCGGAAAGCTATGAAGAATCTGACGACAAGATTTATGGAAATCTCATAGTGTTTGACGAAAAAGGACGTGCCTGGACATTGGCCAAACAGAAATGGGAAAAGGGAGGCTCGTTTGATGTTCATTTCGGTAAGAATACTGGAGTGCTCTTTCTGAAAGGTATCAAGATGAGCAGATACCAAAATCTCGACTTGGCAGAAGAAGGAGGTAAGTAACATGACATATCGAAAACTTAAAAAGGCATATGCCCGCAGATTCGGATGCGTATTCTTTATCAAATTTTCCAAACATGGTAAGAGCTGCATGAAAAAGTCGAAAGCATTTACAGCGTTCAAAATGAAGATCGCTCTCTATGCTAATAGACCTTATTTAGGCATAACCGGATCTGGAATGAAAGACAAATATCATGAGTGAGCTAATGACAGTACCTGTAATCCTTACATTCTCTGATGGAGAAAAGTTGGATGTTCAAATTTCCATGCCGAGAAAAGCCTATTGGCCGGGGCAGTTGGAGAAAGAGATAATGAAAGCGTATAATCATAATACCCCCCCCGAAAGAACAAAGGTCATCAAGATGAAAGTCTTTCGCAATATAAAAGAGGGAGGATTTATAATCGATGAGAAACGCGGATGTGTAATAAGAGTATGATACCACATGTCGGCGTAGGTATTTGCCGCCGTCAGTGCAGTAAGCTACTTTTGCAAAACAAACGATAAGATTATGATTAAAGCTGAAGATATATTGAATGCCACGCACGGAGGACTTGACATCATCCTCGACTGCTACCCGCAGGCGAGAGATTGCGTGAATGCCAAGAAGCACTTCGCCATCCGTGATGAGCGTACGCCATCCGCCAGCCTGCGGCAGTACGACTCCAAGAGTTATGGCAGGATCTGGCAGGTGACAGATTTCGGCGGCGACGGAAAAGGCGAGAACGGCATCAGCGTATATATGAACTATAAGGGGATGCGCCAGAGCCAGTTCAACGAGGCCCTGCTGCAGCTCGCCGCCAAATACGGAGTGAAGGACGAGCTGAACCATACAGTCAACAAGCCGGACATCCGCCAGCGCGATGCCAGACAGGACGAGCCGGACGGCTCGCGCTCGTTTGAGCTCAATGACAAGTTTACCGAGGATGAGCTGCGTGTCCTCGGTCCCAAGGTAACCCAGTCCACCGTCGACGCGCTGCACTGGCACTCCGTGAAATGGATCAGCAACGTCAAGAACCGACGTGTCACAATGAAGTACTCTACTGCCCACTACCCCATCTTCATGCGCGAATGTCTCGTAAGAGAGGGTAAGGACGGTCAGGACGAAATCAAGTTCTACAAGGTCTATGAGCCGCTAAACTGTGAGAAAGGGTTCCGCTTCTCCTACACGCCGGCGGGCGTGAAGCCACAGCGGTATGTCAACGGACTCTCGGAGCTGAAAGCCGCCTATCACAAGATGAACGCCGAAGAGGAAAAGGAGTGGCAGCGTACCCACGACGACGACAAACCCTATAAGGAGAAGAAACTGCCGGAGGCATTCATCTGCTCAGGTGAGCGTGACTCGCTCTGCTGTCAGTCGATGGGCTATCATCCGCTGTGGTTCAACTCCGAGACCTACCGGCTCTCAGCCGATGAATACCGCGAGATCATGAAATATGTCGAGGTACTGTATAACATCCCCGACATCGACGAGACCGGCCGCCGCAAGGGAACGGAGCTGGCACTAACCTACATCGACATACATACCGTCTGGCTCCCCGACTGGCTGTCTGAATACAAGGACAACCGCGGACACAGCCGCAAGGACCTGCGCGACTGGATGGCGCTGCGCTCTGAGAAGAAAGACTTCAAAAACCTCATGGCCAATGCCCTGCCGGCACGGTTCTGGGTGGAATGGCTGACTAAAGACGGCAAGCGGAAATATGAAATCGACACGGCCTGCCTCTACAATTTCCTTGCCTTGAACGGTTTTCACGCCCTGAAAGATGACAACAGCGACAACCCGGAATATATCTATATCGACGGTAACGTAGTGAAGAAAATCAAGGTAGGCGAGATCAGGCAGTTTGTCATCAAGTGGGTCATAGACCACCATAAAGGCCGCGACATTCTCAACCTGGTACTCAACTCGCCCCGTCTGTCTGGGGCTGCTTTGGAGAGTCTCGGCGAGGTCACACTTGACTTTACCGACTTCACGTCGCAGAGCCAGCTCTTCTTCTTCGACAACGCCACCGTCGATGTGCACAAGCCCTCGCCGGGCGACGACGGCATCAGAGCTTATGAGCACGGACAAGGCGGCATAAACAACTATGTGTGGAAGGAAAATGTCATCAGCCACCGTTTCAAGAAGCTCGAGCCGATGTTCGATATAAAGAAAGTCACCGACGAGGACGGCCACGAGCATCTCGACATCGACATCCATAATGTGAAGAGCCATTTCTTCGGCTATCTGATTAACACCAGCCGCCTGTTCTGGCGCAAAGAGACAGAATATAACTTCGAGGACCGGCCGGAGGAAGCCAAAGCGTATTTGGAGAAGCATCCCTTCGACATCGAGGGCGAGGGGCTGACACCGGAGGAAATCAGCGAACAGAAGCAGAACCTTATCAACAAGATATTTGTCATGGGCTACATGCTCCACCGATACAAGAGTGTGACGCGTGCCTGGGCACCGCAGGCCATGGATAACAAGATCGGCGAGGACGGCCAGTGCAACGGCCGCTCAGGAAAGAGCTTCTTCTTCAAGACCATCCAGAAGATGCGCAAGACCGTGTCGCTCTCCGGCCGCAAGCGCAACCTCATGGATGACCCGCACGTACTGGAGCAGGTGACACAGTTCACCGACATGGTACTCGTCGACGACTGCGACCGCTATATGGACCTCGGCCAGTTCTACGACAGCATCACCTCGGATCTCACCGTGAACCCTAAGAACAACCACGTCTTCACCATTCCCTTCGACGAGAGTCCGAAGTTCGCCTTCACCACCAACTACGTTCCCACCAACTTCGACCCATCGAGTCAGGCACGCGCCCTGTACATGGTTTTCTCCGACTGGTATCACGAGAAGACCGAGGAGAACGACTACCTCGAGACTCGTTCTATCCGCGACGACTTCCACAAGACACTCTATGAGCACGACTACACCGAGGAGGAATGGAACAACGATATCAACTTCTGGCTGCAGTGCACCCGCTTCTACCTCAGTCTGGCCGACAGCGGATATAAGCCACAACCGCCGATGGAGAACATCATCCAGCGCAAGTACAAGGCCGACATGGGCGCGAACTTCGAGGACTGGGCAGACGGTTACTTCTCGCCCGAGGGCGACAACCTCGACAAGCTTCTCGAGCGCGACAATGTGCTCAACGACTATATGAGATTCGCGAACGTGAACCGCATCACGATGCAGAGCTTCAACAAGAAGTTGAAAGCCTTCTGCGCCACCCGGCCATGGATTGACTGTCTGAATCCGAAGGACATGCAGAACGCCTCCGGCCGCATCCAGTCGCGTGTAACAGGTCCCGATGGGCTGAGCAAGATAAAAGACATGATATACGTGAAGAGTAAGCCCTCGGAGATTGAGGAGCTGACGGAAGATCCCAAGCCACAGCCCAAGCAGCAGGAGCTTTTCAAACAGGCGGATGACACATCCGCGGACGACTGCCCGTTTTAGCACGTCACACTTCCTTTACATATAATCTTATCTGTAGGGCGGAGTTGCCGGTTCACCGACAGCCCCGCCTTTTTGCGTTGCACAAACACAGCAGATAGAAAGTAAAACATCTTAACATTTGAAGTCCAACATCTCTTTTGGCGGTTTCTCGTTTCCCCGACCCTTTTCTTATTTTGTTCCAAAATTTTGTGACTTTTGTAACAGAGAGTTTGAAAAGGTGAAAAAGTCAGTGTTTATCGGGGTTTGCGGTGTCACAAAGTTGTCACAAAGTTGCGTTGCAAACTGTCACAAAAATAATCGGGTTTGTGACAAGGCCTTTTTTATAGGGTCAGCAATGCCCATGTTGCACTTTTGATTTCGGCCAAAAAATTCTGCAACAGAGGTCTGTGACATAAAAAGATATTGAAAATCAGCGTGTTGCGAAGTCTGTCACAAATGAAACGTTGTCACAAAATTATTTCACGAAATCAGAATTACTCAGAAGTAGAGACACAAGGAGAAGAAGGAAGAGAAGGTGATAATGCTGAATAATATTTACAATGCAACTAATAATCCAACGTTGATTTGAAAATGTGCCTAATTTTTCCTACTTTTGCAGGAGAAACCTAGTAAAACAGTCTAACATGAGCAATTTCTACTTCTATCTCAAAGTCAAGCCATTCATTGGCCAATGGCTGGTCCATCACTATGGCAACCCGGTGGTGTTTCCATCCCGGTCCGCGGAAAACGCCTGCATCCGGCACTTCGTGTCGCTGCGCCCCAAGGACTGGCAACCGGCAAAGCGGGAGGACGGGACGGTGGCCGTGGCCATACCCGACAGCGGGCGCAAGCGTGTCATCAGCTACAACTATATGTCGAAGCACGCCATGGAAGCCTTGGAGGAGATCATCGACGACACATTCAAGATGCAGATGTGGAAGGACCTCAACGAGATGACCCGGTGCGGCTGCACCCTGCTGAAAAGCGTGCGCGCCTGGTGCGAGCGCAACGGCATCGACACCGATTATGACTATACGCTGAAAATGCGCTATCAGCGCATGCGTGACTCTTACCTCAAGCATGGGGTGGACTTGAGGAAGAAATAATCGGCTCCGGCAAACTTTTTTCTAAAAAAATGCAAGAATTCCTATACGTGATAAGGTCTTATTTGTTCGGGGGCGAACGTTTAATAGAAACAATATAAAGATGTATGAATAAAGTAAGAATCATAACTAAGGTTGAGCGGACATTATGCAACAACCTTAACGGATTGCTCAGATTGGGGGTCAATTCTATAAAATTGCCCGAAGGTATTCAATGGGACGAGGTTGTATGCAGAGAGCATGCCTCGCTCTCCACAACTGAAAAAGTGGATGATAAAGTGCCAATTTTCAGCTCAACATTGAAATTCTACACCTGTCAGGAGATCCAGGACCATAAGAATTATGCCTACAGGCTAAGACTCGCTGACGGCAGCCATCTGCTCCTGGGGACGGAAAGACGGCCTTTCCCTGTGATGACCGTACAAGACAGTCTGCCGGAAAAGCCATCGGATAACTCGTGGAATGAAACAACAGTAACCTGGTCATCGCTGTACCCTCTGCCGCAAATCGTTGATTAGCGAGTGTTTTTGCCTGTACATTATATATATTACCTTTGCGATGAAATAAACTGAGGAATATGAAATACGACATAATCATAACCGGAACAATCGGTGGATGGGATTGCCTGTCTACCGGTTATGTGCGTTATCTTCTCGACCAGAAGAAAAACAAGGATGTGCATGTCGCCTTCTGCTCTCTCGGTGGATATGTCATGGACGGGCTGATCATGAACCAGCTCTTCAAGGACCATGGCAAGGTGCATGCGCATGCCTTCGGCATGAACGCATCCATATCAACGATTGCCATGCTGGGCTGTGCTACTATCGACATCGTCAAGGACAGCTTCTTCCTCATCCATAATACATCGACGGTCATCATGAAATACAGTCAGGCCAACAAAGAGCAGCTGGACGATTACATCAAGGATCTAACGAAGCAGCGCAATGACCTGAACACTTTCGATGATGTGCTGGCGCAGATGTACGCGGATAAGTCGCACAAGACGAAAGAGGAATGTGCAAAGCAGATGAAGAAGGGCAACTGGCTGACAGCACAGGAAGCGTTTGACTTCGGACTCGTCGATTCCATCAGAGAGGATAAGGAGGATGAGATGAAGGCTAAGGCCTTCACGGCAAACTTCAAAAACGCATTCGAGAACAACAACAATATGTACCAGGAGGCAGGCATACCGCCATTGCCACAGCCTAAGCAACCAATGGGAGCCGTGGCTGATGATGATGGCAATCCAACTCCGACTTTCCTGCAGAAGACGTTGCAGGGGATCAAGAACCTGCTCCACAAATCTAACGTCGAGGAAACCAATATAGAGATGAGTAAACCAACATTAACACTTGCGGCTATCACCGCCGCGCTTGCCGTTGACTCTCTGCCTACCGACGATAAGGGGCAGGTTGTCCTGACAGCAGAACAGGCTAAGAAGCTCAATGAGCTTATTACCGAACCTGCCGAGGATAATAAGAAAGAGAAAACGGCACCGAAGGCCGAAGGAGCCATCAAGACAGAGCCGCTCGATGAAGTGACCCAGCTGCGCAATGAGCTGGCAAAGGTGAAAAACGATCTCGCCACAAAGGATGAGCAGATTAAGAACCTCCAGAAGAATCCAGCGCCAGAGGACAAAACGAATGACAATCCAGCTGATGAGCATCCGCAGGTAACTGCCTTTGACATCGCAGAATCTATTAAAGACATTTAATTATGGGAGCAGAGAATAATACTATACAGGTAGGCAACTTTAAGTTCACGCCGGAACAGCTTACCAAGACCTATCAGACATACCGTAAGGAACTCATTGTACAGCCGATGCTGGCAATGGATGACTTGCTGAAAAATTGTTCAGTTCGAACCGGCATACGCTACCGTGAGACGGTGACGGAGATGAGCGGTAAGTTTGAAATCGGCAACTATAAGAAAGACAAGCATCATGACGCTGATATGAAGTTCGCTGGGCGCGTGCTCGAGACCTTCTTCGGCAACTGCATCGAAGGCATAGACCCAAATGCAATCTACCAGACTATCTTGGGAAGCGATATCACCAAAGGCGAAGGTCTGAAAAACGTGCCTATCGTAGTACAGGTCTGTGCCTACATATTGAAGAAGCTCGGCGAACGTCTGTATATGAATGCCTTCACTGCAAAGCATGACGGCACGAATTTCGATGAGACAGCAGCCTTCTTCAACGGCTTCAAGACCATCATCGATAACGATATAGCCGGTACCAACGAGAACAAGGAGGTGTACATTGCCGAGGAGCTTGGAAACCTCTTCAATCTCACAGAGTCTATCACAGAGACTAATGCCGAGGATGCGCTGAAGAGCTTCTACTGGGGTAAGAAAATCAGTCCGAAGCTTCGCAAACAGCCCAACCTCAAGATGTTCATCAGTGATATGACCTATCACTATTACACAGAGGCTTATCAGACTCGCCACGGAGCGCTGCCGTATAACCAGAACTACGACAAGCGCACGCTGGAAGGCGCTAAGAACGTGGAGCTCGTCCCACTGCCGTGTGTCCCGGATGACTTCATGCTGATAACGCCGAAGACAAACATCCTGCTTCTCTATAACCAGAAGACAGCAGACGAGAACTACATCGTGGAGAAGTCGCTGTCGAACCACTACGACATGGACTTCATCGCAAACATGTTCTTCGGCACTCAGTTCGAGAGTGTGTCACCTGAGGTCTTCGCAGTGGCTGAGAAGAAGGCCGGAGCATAGAATAATCATGACGACTGTCGCCCATGAGTGGCGGTCATCTCATTAGTTAACGATAAAATAAAATTGCAATATGGCTAAATGCACGAAAGACGCCTCGATATATGAGGATTTGGAGAAATGTCCGGGACAGAAAAAGCTGCCTGGCATTCGTGATTATGTGTACGCCGCGTCAAAGCGAGATATTCTTGAATATCCTTCGGTTCCTGACAGTCCGAAGACACTAAAGGAGGCTGTGCAGACTACGGGAGACTTCACGCTGGCTGCAGACAAGTACTTCTATAAGATAGGTATTGTCAAGGATAACGGCAAAATTGAAGTGAATAATCAGGGGAACGACGGATGCAAGACATTTTTGAACAAGGTCACACTTGCCATCCCAGGGACCGAGGAAGAGGCGACTGGCTTTATTGACCAGGCCAACAACGACGAGCTAATTCTGATTGTACCTCAGCGTAACGGCAAGTGCCGTATCATTGGCTCAGAGGAATTCTCGCCAACCTTGGAGCTGAAACAAGACACTGGTGCAAGTCCCACGGACTCCAATACGACAACTGTAGAGGCATCGGCCACTGACCTGCATCCGGCTCCGTTCTATACGGGTAAGATCCACACCGCTGATGGAGACATCGACGGCTCGACTTGTAAGCTCGCGGCAGCTGCAGCAGAGAAGCCAAACCCATAACAGCTAAGGAGAAGATTGAATCAGGATAACAATAAAACATTTCTTCTCATATAATATATAGGTGCGGGGCGGTCCTCACGTGTGATCGTGAGACCGCCCCCTTTTCTATAACATCAAAAAAATGACAATATGCCAATAGACAACACCATCACTAAGAGACTGAATGAATTTCTGGCGAAGACGGACCGGACTTCCGAGGATGTCATAGGCGGAGCCACGCTCCTCTTGCAACTCAACCGTAACAGACAGCTGTTTCAAACGGTAATGACCAATCCCAAGCATTTTGAGTCAACGGTCGTATATGAGTTGAAGAAATTCGTTCCTATCCGTCAGCGTGGCCAGACGCTCGAGGATGTGCAAAATGATGCCAAGCAGCTGCTCGGCGAGCTAAAGACTGCCGTAAACGAAGAGCCGGCAGGAAATGAAAGCAAGGACGACAGTGAAAAGGATCTCCCCATGCACGGAGGGAAACGCCCGGATCATGATAGCCTGCCTGACAACATCAAGGCTATATGGCCGCAGAACGCTGAGAGATGGAAGAAAATCAAGAGCCTCTATAACACATGTCTCGGCATAACTGAGCCATGTGACCTTGCGGAGTCTCTCAATACGCTCAAAGAGACCTGGTATAAATACAAGTCTGAGTTTGCCAGATATGACGATTTCATCGTGGAAAACAACGATGAAACCGTGGAAAATGGCGAGGATCCGGCTGAATCGGCCAAGGCTGTTACCAATGCACGCAGCTATCTGAGCAAGATGGTGAAGGATGATAAACTTCTGAACATGAAGAAAGCATCTCTTGCAGAGGGTGTCGACGAAAAGACCATCGAGGCCTATCGTGGCAGCCTGCAGAACACACAGGATCGTGTGCAACTGCTGCTCGATAAGGGTGAGGTCATCGGCGACGAATTACGTACGAAGCTGGCAGAGGCTGGTGTTGTCTTCCCGGAGGAAAAACCATCAGAAACGGTTGAACCCTCAGAAAATGCCGATTCCACCGATGATAAGGATGTAAACGATGAGCAGGGGCAGGAGGGTTGATGACATCCTGCGGCCTTTGTCCGCACAGTCCAGTCAGTATTTCCTCGGAACAGGACTGCATACTCTTGGACTGCTCGGATGGATACTCTCGCAGACAGGAAGAGCCGACGTTTGGGTAAGCACATTCTCAACGTCGGACGCTTTCTGCTCCGGTTTTCTCAATCTAAGGAAAAAAGGCCTTATAGGGAAAGCTTCTCTCGTGGCTGACCTGAAAGCATCGAAGAAGACCATACAGTTGGCCAAGCTGATGAGCAGCTGCTTCGAGAACGTCTATCTTGCGCAGAACCATTCAAAGATTGTCCTGGTGCAAAACGACCGATGGACGGTATCTGTCATCTCCTCTCAGAACCAGACTTATGGCGACCGTGCCGAGTGTACCATGGTAACGACATCGCAACAGGCATTTCTTGACCTATACACAGGACTCGACGGAATCATAAAAAAATCAATAGACCTCAATGGATTATTCGAAAGAGTTGCTTCAAGGGATAGAGGAAGAGGCAAAGAGAATGATGACCCCCTCGGAGATTTCCGCCCTTTTGGGTATTGATGAGTCGGAATTTATCGATGACATCAATACCTTGGGGCATCCCGCTCGTATCGCTTTCTTCCACGGCGTAGCCGTTACTGCCAGGGAAATACGTGAGGATATCCGCGACGCGGCATGCGCAGGGTCTCCATTCTCAGTATCCGAGTGTCTGAGTCTGATGGAACGGCAGCTCTCTTCTGTGACAATGATATAGACATGAGCTTACCAATCAATATAGATGAATATTCCAAGCTCGTTGTCCTCGACGACAACGAGCTGCAGCAACAGAATGTGGCCGTTTCCATCCGGGAACGGCTGCAACGGCTGCGTGGCATCTATGCCTACTGGCTGCAGTTCCCGTCGAAGTTCGATAAGGAGATTGTGGATTACGACATGAAGAAGTTCAAGGTGGGCCGGGCTCAGGCATACGACGACCTGCATCTCACCCAAATCCTGATGGGTAACCTGCAACAGGCTTCAAAAGATTTCATGCGATGGAAGATCAACCGAGACCTTGAAGAGGATCTGAGGATGGCAAGACAGCGTGGCGACCTGCGCGCCGTGGCATCCATAGAGAAGAACCGCATCATGAACAACCGTACCGACAAGGACGATGAGCCGGAGCTGGAGTTTGACAAGATTGTGCCGCAGCAGTTCGAGATGACCGATGATCCGACGGTTATCGGCATACAGAAGGTTCCGGGACTGAGAGACCGTATCCGTAAGTTGGAGAAGAAATATGGTGATACGAAGATTGAAGATGCCGACTTCGAGGAGATAAAGGAAGAACATGATGGAAACGGAACAGGTTCATAGGGAATATTTCAACGACCCGCAGCTCTACTCCCTCGCCATGAACACGCGCGACGAGGTAATCGTTGCCGGGCGTGGTATGGGAAAGGGAGCCATACAGGCGGGCCGTCTGATGACGTGTTTTCAGGGAATGCCCGGGAGTATGGGCGGATTTGTGTCGCCGTCGGTCAAGCGGTGCTTGACCAACATTCTGCCTTCGATGCTCATACACCTGGAGCGATGGGGATTCAAGCGCGACCTCCACTATGTCGTCGGCAAACGCCCATGGAAGGCCTTGCACTGGAAATCGCCTATCTTCACGCCAGCCAATTGGGAGAATACTGTCGCGTTTTATAATGGTTCGGTGTGTAACATCATCTCCCAGGATCGTGCCGGCACCAGCAACTCGATGTCGCTCGACTACATCATCATCGACGAGGCGAAGTACATCAACTTTGAGCAGCTGAAGGATGAGACTTTTCAGGCCAACCGAGGCAACGAGCAGTACTTCCACAACTTCCCGCTGCACCATGGCATGACCATCACCTCGGATATGCCGGTGACGAAGAAGGGCAGCTGGTTCCTCTCCTACAAGGATGACATGGACAAGGAACTCGTGGAAGCCATCGAGGGACTGGTCTATGCCAAGTGGCGGGCCAAGCGCCAGCAGAAGGCTATGCCCTCGCAGGCAGATGCCATCCAGCAGAAGATAGACCGCATCGACGCGAAGCTCAGCTTTCTGCGGTCGAAGTGCCTTCTCTATAAGGAATACACATCAATTCAGAACCTCGCGCTGCTTGGCGAGGAGTTCATCCGCCGTGCCAAGCGCGACCTTCCGCCGCTGACCTTCGCCACATCGATCATGTGCAAGCGCATCGAGATAAGTACGGACGGCTTCTATGGTGGCATGCGTGAGGACGTGAACCTTTACACAGCGCCTAATGAGGATGTGCTGAACCTCGAGAACCTGGATAATGGTACGATAGCGAACGACTGTCGGCAGGACAGCGACCTCGATGCTCAGCTGCCGCTCGTCGTGGCCTTCGATGCCAACGCAAACATCAACTGGATGGTGGTCGGCCAGGTGGGGCGCGACGGTAAGCTCAGGGTGCTGAAGTCCATCTTCGTGAAATACGAGCGGAAGATTCCCGAGCTGCTCGATGACTTCAACGACTACTATCGCTATCACCGTCGCCATCAGGTTGTGTTCTACTACGATGCCACCTTCGTGGGCAACAGCTATGGCACCCATTCCGAGGCTTTCTATCGAATGATCATCACCGGCCTGAGGAAGAAAGGTTGGTCTGTGAAACCTAAGTATATTGGTAAGCCGATGAACCACATTCTGAAGAATGACCTTATCAACCGAATGTTCCGCGGCCGTGCCCGTCACGTCGTGCTCATCAACCGGGATAATAATCCTGACCTGCTCATCTCCATCACCTCGGCAGGCGTGAAGAACGGCCAGAAAGATAAGAGTGGTGAGAAACTCGCGGAGACAGAGGAGGACAAGCTGGAGAGCCGTACCGACGGCTCCGACGCGTTTGACACGCTGTGCATCGGGGTAGAGCGGTTCCCTATTATGCAATATCGCAGTGTGTCCACCAATACATATTCTAAATAGCTATGGAAATGATAAAAAAACGGTTAAAAGGCGGATCTCAAAATCCTATAGTCTTCCATGACTATGAGAGTTATATCGTCAAGTTTCAGGATAAGGAAAAAACGACGGATGACACATATACCCCCCCCGATATTTATGAGGCGGTATTGGATTATGTTCGGAGCATCTATCCGATGGAGGGAAAAGAGGTGCTCCGCCCGTTCTACCCAGGTGGAGACTATGAACATGCTGAATACCCGGAGGATGGCGTGGTGATAGACAATCCGCCTTTCTCAATGTTTACAAATATTTGCAAGTTCTACAGTCAGCGCAGAATACCTTTCTTCATCTTCGGCCCGGGACTTACCATCTTCTCTTGCCTCAAATACTGCTCCGTCGTCGTTATAGCACCGAATATAGAATTCAGCAATGGGGCGAAGATACACTGCAACTTTGCCACGAACCTGATAGGTGATACCCTTGTAACCATATCGCCCGAGCTCTCAAAGGCAATAGCGGCATGCCCGTCGCAACCACAGAAAGCGAAATTTACAAAGTATCAATACCCCAAGGAACTTCTTGCCGTTACCGACCTGCAAACGATGGCAAAAGGAAATTTATCATTCTCCGTCTACAGGGACGAAGCTGTACTTGTTCATAATCTCGATAAGCATCCGAAGAAAAACGGTCTGTTTGGCGACCACCTGCTAATATCAAAGTCAGCAGCGGTGAAGGCTGCAGCGGTGAAGGCTGCAGCGGTAAATGTAATACCGATAACGCTCAGCGAGCGGGAGCGTGCCATCGTCGATAATCTGTGAAATGTTAAATCTTTCCCTTTAGTACAAATTAGTGTACTAATTATTTGGATAGTACAATAATTTGTATTTTCTTTGCATTAAAGAAAGGGAAACGTATGGAGACAATGCAGACAACCAAACAGCAGACAATGAAGCAGCAGATGGATGACATACTGCTTGCCATATCATGGGGCAACCTCGCAAGGACTTACTTCACCAAGTCGGCCTCATGGTTCTATCATAAGATGGACGGTCGCGACGGCAACAACAAGCACACAGAGTTTAACGCCGAGGAGCGTGCCCAGCTCAAGGGGGCGCTCACTGATCTGAGCAACCGCATACGCCGTGCGGCTGATTCCATAGAGATTTAGGCCGGGGCTCGTTAACATCGCCTCGTTTGACAACAAGCCGTCCGTTGGCCTACGGATGCACAGCCCTGAGCATTATGCTCGGGGCTTTTTTTTGCAAGAAAAAGCCCCGGCACGGCTCAGTGTCGGGGCTTGGTGTGATTAAAAGAAAGGGCTAAAGTGAAACGCCCAGTGAGCCTAATTTCTGCGACATGTCAGCAAGAGCGTGCTTGAATATGCTGCGCTCCTCTTCTGTAAAGGTAGCAACTTTCCCGTTTACCTTATTGCCGTTTATCTTATGCGCAAGCCATGAACGCGACTTGCCGAAATAAGTCTTGGCGATATATGCCATTGAAATCATTTTTGTCACCTCTCCCATCTTCTCCGCGATGGTGAGGTCTTCAACCTCTTTTGCCGTTGTATGGATAAGACTTTCAAGGGCCTCGGTGAATGCCTTGGGATCTTGGTTCTTCAACGTTTCCATCTCCTTGGCCACGGCCTCTTTCTCCTCTTTGGTCTTGGCCATCCGGTTTCTTTCTGCGAGCTGTCTTATTTGTTCTTTCATATCATTCTTTATTTTAGAAGGTCTGCCTCCCCTAACGGGAGGCTTACCTTAATGGTTCTTAATTTTGTCTTCAAGTTCGTCGATTTCCTTTTGTGCTATCTTCTGAAAGTGATTGGGGAACTTTTTCCAATACTCTAAATAGAACAGCAGGTCATCTTCTTTTTCTTTAAGTTCCTTTGATTTTCGTTTTTTCTTCATTACGTCCTTTCTTTTTAATCACACTGCAAAGATAATAAACTTTTGTTGATTATGCAAATGTTTTGGAAAGTATTTTCAACAAATGTTTATTATTCCTTATTCTTAAAGCACTGAACCGATGATGCTCATCCGCCCGGCGCATACCGCGGATGGACAATTGCCAACACCCCTTGCAGCGACAAAAGGCTAATTGCCTACGTTGCGGAAATAAAAAGTCCTTACATATACCGCTACGTTAAAAGGAGGCAATTGCCAAGGCGTTTTAGGGCGGTGGGGGCTGCTAAGGCAGGCAGCGGCGGCAGAGCGCCACGCAAACCGCCAAATCGTTGATATTGGGCGGTTTGCGTTTTTTAGGAGTGGAAAACTCGCGCAAAATCACCCAAATTGCCGTCTTGAAACGGTAACTTGGGACCCCTTTTGCGCGAAAAACGCCCACTTGCCAAGGATTTGCCATTGTTTTAGTGGGCAGAGCGGTCAAATCCTACATTCCGCCCAGGGACCGGATTTGCAGGATTTGGGGATGATTTATTTCTTTACAAGGAATGGATGACAACGGGGACTCTTGAACCAGCCTATGCCGTGTATTTTCCACAACACATGATATAGACTATCTTTGCGAAAAAGAACGAATATGGCAGATACACTCACACCGACACAAGCATTGCAGCAGCTGCGTACCCTGTACGAGGGTATACGCGACGAACGCCATACGTCCGCCAACACTGCCACGCGGATAGGCAACGCCTTGCTCGCCCTGCTGTCGTACCTCGCCGGGGCGCCCTACCTGCGCAAGGACACGGACGACACGGCTGAGGGCATCATAGATTTTCTGAAGGGTATCAAGATAGGCGGGAGGCCTCTCAGCGAGCTGTTCCTGAGCAAGGAGCATGACGACACGGCTGAGGGTAACATCGGCTTCGGTAAGGACGTGAAGATAAACGGGCAGCTCACTGGCGATAACATTCGGAGTTCTGCCTTCAACAGCGGTATGCAGGACGGCGTGGGCTTCAGGATGATGTATGATGGCAAGGAGAGCTGGTTGGAGATAGATAAGCTGACAGTGCGCATGAGGGCCATATTCCAAGCGCTGGATATTAGAAAGGCGGAGTTTTCGGCAGGCAACCTCAATCTTACCGGGGCTGGCGCACGCATCGTGGCCGTGGCCGATGTTGACGAAGATGGCAAGCTGTATAATGGTTATCCTGCCCGGTTCTTCAACATAGCTGGTACGTGGATAACTGACAACCAGCTGGCCCTCTACGTGACGGACAAGACGGCAACGAGCAATGCAACCATCAAGGCAAGACGGTGCTATTTTGAGGCCGACGACGGCGAGCGACGGACGCATAACCTCTTCCACGTTGGTGATATGGTGATGTGCCAGACCTTTAATCTTGCGGAAGGTGTATATCAGAACGTCAGGAATAAATATTATTGGCGCACTTGCGTAAGGACTGGCGACGCCGTGAAAGTTGGCGATAAGGTGTACCATTATATTGACTTATACACAGACGACGAAGAGGGCAGTGTATATCTTGAGTATAACGGCAAGACGTATGCTGAGCCGCCCAGTGACCCTGACAACGTCAACGACCTTCCGGAGGCAGGCGATGAGGTGGTGCAGCTGGGCAACTTCTACGAGACGGACAGGCAGAACGCCATCAGCCTGGTTGCCGTGGGGCCCGCTCCGAAGATTGCTCTATATACCAATATATGCGAGTACTATCCTCTGAGCTCTCGATGCGTGATGATTTTATGCCCGACGGGGAGTTATATCAACACTAATTTTTTGTATCTGACCACCGACAAATCCAAGACTTTTGCAGAGGTGCTCAAAGAGATGGAGGACAGCATTTCTAATAACAAAAATGCGATAACTGACATTAACGTAACGGCAAATGGTGTATCCAGCCGTGTATCTTCTGTGGAAGAGGGGCTTGAGTCTGCCAACTCGAAGATACAGCAGAACGCTGACAGCATAGCTTCGACTGTGGAGCGAGTGACCAAGACCGAGCAAGGACTAGAGACGGCCAACTCGAAGATACAGCAGATGCCCGATGAGATTACGGCTAGCGTAACGGAGAGCGTGAACGGAGAGCTGAAAAGAAGCGGATTGAGCATCACCCCCGATGGAATAGAGGCGGACGCGAAGAAGTTCACGTTCGTGAATTCTGAAAAGGGCACTACTTACATCAAGATAGGTGTGGAAGCGGATACCGGCCTGCCTTATCTGATATTTTGTGACGCTAACGGCAAGCCTGCATACAATCTGGGCTTTACGGGGCTGTCGCAAATAGCGCAGAGCGCTCACAAGCGTGGATGGGGACGTGGCATGTACTATACGCAATGCTACGCTCCGGGAACAACGGTGAGCTTGTATGACATAGCACCCGGCCTTCCCCGGCCGCAAGATGCCTGGTGGAGATATGACCCTGCCTACATTACAGGGTCTGACGGTAAGCGCATATACGTTCCGTCGGGTGCCGAGGAAGCCAAGGACAAGGTGTACGTATCTCCATCGGAGGACAGCGAGGGCCTGCCCGTTACAGAGATGCTTGCAGACGGATGGTATCTCTTCTACGTGAGCAGCGGCTATATCAGTGAGGATTACGGCGGCACGAAAGTACGCATACAGAGAGTGACCTACGGCGTGTTCCTGATGCAAGGCGGAAAGATGCTTAAGAACATCGGAGGCAAGGATGCAAGCGGAAAAAGTCAAGGCATTGTGATTGACATGGGTGAAATTGTAACTAACGGCATTCAGGCTACCGTAACCGACGGTGTGGCAAGCGATATGGAGGCAGCCGTGGCCATTGACAACGACGGCAGTACACTAACATTCAAGGAGGTTACGGTATGACAGACAATGAGATAGCAAAGGTTTCAGAGCAGGTATACGCCAAGATACAAAGTCAAAGTATAGATATTGAGCAGCTGAAAGAGGTAGATGACCTGACCGGAAGCACTATTCCGGTTGCCAAGGACGGCCGTCTTGGCAAGGCACGCTATGAGAGCCTCACGCTCGACAGGATAAGCGACAATGACATAGACGGTCTGTCGGCAGCCACGCCAGTCAGCGGCAAGCAGGCCACGGATATGACGGTGGTGACTACGAATGACGGAACTGTGGCGGCGACGAAAGACACTTCGGAGCAGAGCGCAACGGCCGAGACTGTTATTAAGCGTGTGGCGGCCATGGTGTCAACGGCCGAGCCTGAGCCACAGAAGGCCACGGTGACGGATGCTTCGGCACCACGTTCTGCATCTGTATCTACGATATAAGAAATATTAACATATAAATTAAGGAACAATTATGAGTAACAAGTATCTTGACCTTGACGGTCTGAAGTATTATGACAACAAGCTCCGCAGTGGAGCTGTGAAAGTTGGTAAGGCTGCATTGGCCGACACGGCAACGAAGGCGAACGGCGTGAACTGGGGCACTGCGGGTGTTATACCCCTTGCGAACATCCCACAGGGTGCGCTGGAGCGTGTTGTGGTTGTGGCTGACGACACGGCACGTTATAAGTTGACTACGGGTCAGGCACAGCTTGGCGACACTATTAAGGTGACGTCTACGGGCAGAATGTACATCGTTGTTGACGAGAGCAAGATGAACAGTGCCGACGGCTATATGGAGTATTCGGCCGGCAAGGCAGCCTCGGCAGATTCGGCTACTGAGGCGGGCTGCCAAGGCTGACCAGGTGCCATGGGGCGGTGTGACGGGCAAGCCGAGCACTTATGCGCCAAGCGCGCACACCCATCCATCGAGCAATGTGACGAATGTAGACGCTCTGCCCACTCAGAACGGCAACCGTGCTGCAACGAGTAAGAGCCTGAACCAGAACCTGAGCAACCTGAACAAGGGTCTTGATGACCTGAGCAAATTAAAGGCTGACAAGGCCACTACGCTTGCGGGGTATGGTATTACGGATGCTTATACGAAGGGCGAGGTGGACTTGATTGCCTATTGCAGTGGCGGCATGGAGACGTTCAAAGGCTTCACAAACGGCACAAGTTTGGAAGGTGGTGTATACTATAACGAAAAAAGTAAATACTTCGTATATTTTGAAGGTGGCCAACAAGTTGGAGGTGCTGAAGGTTGGGATGGATGTACAAGATATAATACCACGGCATCCCCTCTTACGCATAGACCTCCTACGCCGTTATATAATAAGATTTTTATCAAAGAAGATGATGGTGTAGCGTATTATTTCAACGGCAGTGACTTGGTGAAGGTGGGCAAAGGACGCACGACTTTGGCTGATTACGGCATTACTGACGCTTACACGAAGGGCGAGGCGGACACAAAGCATACGGCGCTTCAGAACAGCATCAACACGAAGGCTACGAAGGCAACAACGCTGAACGGTTATGGCATTGGGGATGCTTACACGAAGACGGAGATAGACTCGAAGTTGAGCGGTGTGCAGGCGTCTATGGTGGCTATCACAAATTCGGAGATTGACACGATATGCAATAGTTAGTTCGTTGGTTGCGGACGCACGAACGTACGTCCCTACAGATTGGTGAGGGGGCTGGTGAGGGTATTAATGATATAATTATAGTGATATGGCAGATAAGTATTTGAATTTGACGGGTGCCCGTGAGCTGGTGAACGGTATGCGCCGCAAGGAGCGGCTGGTGAGTAATAAGACCTGGGTAGGCGACGCAGTGCCTTGGGAGACGATAGTGATGGACAACAGCGGTCTGAATTACTCGGCTGGTGCATCGTGGGGTGTCACGCCCCGAAAAAGTGTTGTTATAGGCAGTGGCGTGGCAAAATGTTGGGAAGTTATTGTCATTACGGGTGCGAATACGGCCAAGCTCGCATTCTATGAATATCTGAATGTACGGCGTACTGTGGAGACGATGCAGGCCAACAGCGTGTATGTGGCTCGTGTATATGGCATAGGGGTGTCTACTGTTAACGGCACGACGTATGGTAAGACGGCTTACATTGAGCTTGTAAGGTTGGGTGATAGGCCGTAGGTGTGGGTTTGGTGTTGGTTAGGGTGTTCGTTGGTTGTGGATTGGTGCGAGGCCGGCACAAGGCGCGGAAATGGCTCGGGATAAAGGAATAGATTTCCCGTTCCGTCTATATGATCGTATGGCATCACGGTCCATGGTGGCTGTGGTGCCGTATTTTTATACCCACTTCTTATTGACTATCTTTGCCATGTACACAAATAACATTATTATGACACCGGACACGAAAGAAAAGATACAGTACTCCACGGCCGTGGCCATGATCGCCTCTGCCGTGGTCCTCGCCTTTATATGCTTCTTCCTGAACCATTATAAAATTGAGGACTCAGTGCTTTGGTATATCGCCCAGGCACTTGTTTACGCTGCTTCCATCTTCGGCATCTCTCTCGCCATCAAGACCAAGATGGGAGAGGTGAAGAACGACGTGAAGCAGTATGTGGATGACGAACTAAACAAACATAAGAATGCGAAAAATTAATCTGATTGTAGTCCATTGCTCAGCAACACGTGAGGGAAAGGACTACACGGTAAATGACATCGACAGATGGCATCGTCAAAGAGGTTTCTCTAAGATTGGCTACCATTTCGTTGTTTATCGAGATGGAAGCATTCACACTGGAAGAAGCATCGAGGAGATAGGTGCTCATGTCAAAGGTTATAATTCCAACTCAATAGGCATTTGCTATATTGGAGGACTAACAGCTGATGGTAAGTCTGCAAAGGACACACGCACGCCACAACAGAAAAAAGCGTTGAGAGAGCTTATATCTAAGCTAAAGAAACAGTTCCCAAATGCTAAGGTTTGCGGACACCGCGACCTGTCGACCGACTTGAACCATGACGGAAAGATTGAACCCTCGGAGTGGGTGAAGGCCTGCCCGTGCTTTAATGCGGAGGAGGAGTATGAAAAACTATAAGAACACGCTTTTGTCGCTCCTTGCCGTCATCCTGGCTGCCGTCGGCGTTATCCTTGCATGGAATGACTTGCACAGAAACAAGCAGAAGGTGGAAACGCTGAGGACACAGCTTGCACATGCTCAGATAGCACCGGTTATTCAACGCGATACAATCCGCGACACTATCCAAGTAGCCACATCGACAGTAATCCCCGTGGAGCGGAATACCTACAAGACTGAGCTGGCGGACAAGCAGCTTATCAAGGAACTCCGGCTGAAGCTCGGACAGATAGAGGCGCAGCTGCTGAGCGGCACCGCCATCCATGACACCGTAAGACTGGAGGCTAAGGCAAACAGCCGCTATGAGTATGCTGACCGATGGGCACACTTCACGCTGAGCATGAAGCCACCCGACACGACGCTCGTCTACACGGTCAGCGACTCGGTTCTGACGCTGGTCTATCGGGAGTATAAGCACAAGTTTCTGTGGTGGCGATGGGGAACGAAAAGGTACAAGGTGAAAATTGTGAACTTCAATCCCCACGCCACCATCAGATACAACCAATACATCAAGGTGGAATGACATGGCACAGGAAACGATATTCAATGCTTTCGACTATTTTGAAAAGATAGGCAGGCAGAACAAACTGGCAATGGAGCAGGGCTTCAAGGTAGGGCGCTGCTCCGGCATCGGCGGTATGCAGGACATGATGGCCGACTTCCGCAAGACTGACAAATATATCCTCGTGGACGATACCACTTCGCAGAACACGTTCTCAAACGGTGTCGGCTACTTCCGCAAGGATGTATACACCATCTTCATCGTCGCCCCCTACCGTATCGACGATATGGCAGAGCGCGAGAAGCAGCTGAACCTCTGCCGAAGCATCTTCCGGCAGATGCACTCACGGCTCATCCACGACCGTGATGAGATGACCTACGGAGACGCACTGGAATACATGCAGGTGGAGCGTATCTATAGCAACGAGTTCCCGCAATATCTGATGTCTGGTGTTACGGGGCTCTACTTCATGGTGGAGAATGAGGAACCAATCGATCTGACCTATGACAGCGGACAGTGGACTGAGGGGTAACATCACCGAGCAGGACCGCGAGCAGTACGAACAGCGGTGGACCGACTTCATGGTGAAGTTCTGGCAGGAGAAGATGATGAAGTTCTCTCCGCCTGTCTATGATACTGGAGCTCTGTACCATTCGCTCCTCGGCGTACTTCATCCTGGAAGTCCGACCACAATAGAGCATCACTTCCTGGAGTATGGTATCTATGTGGCAGCCGGAACCGGCAAGGGCTACAGGCGCGGCAACAGCGGAAAGGATGATGAGAATGGCCTGCTGTTCCTGCGCGGCAAGAAGTGGAACAAAGGCAAAGGGCACCGCAAGCGTCGCGACTGGTTCGCCAAGAAATACCTCTACAGCATCCACCGCCTGAACGACTTCGAAGCTCAATTCTACGGCGATGCCTACCAGGGTCTCATTTCCGATGCACTCGCCGCCATGTTCGGCGACACCACAGCACTGGCAAGACATAACGGCGGAAATACCAACGCAGCATTATCGTTGGGTAATCTGTAATCATTTTCCTTCCAACGTTGGAAACATCACAAAATTTGCCTATCTTTGCAACGAGATGTTTGGTACTCGTGGACTATGTCCAGAGGTACTTGGCTTTAGGGGCGGCACCTCCGGCAATTATAATCTGCCGCCCCTTTTTCTTTTGCAGCAAAGTGAATTTCATATGATAGATTTTGATTAAACATGTAACAAAACGGCCGGTATCCGCGAGGATGCCGGCCGTTGTCATTGGGGAAAAGTTAAATTCATCGGGTACTACTAAAATAGATAGTATTTTATTTTGTTACTATCCAAAAAAGTAGTATCTTTGCAGTGTTCAAAAGAAATACAGTAACGATGAAGAAAAAACAGAAATTTAAGATGGAGCTCTCCTTTGAGGAGAAAGAGCTGATTGAGTCAATCAGAAACTATTGCAACAGTTACCCTAACGGCTATCCACAATTACTGGAGTATGCGCAAGATCTCTTCGACAGAATAACGGATATGCCAAAAGATGATTAACAAACAACGGCTCTCCTTCAGGGGAGAGCCTTAAAAAGAAATAATTATGGAAGCAGCAGTGAAACAAACAAACAAGATTACTGACATGAAGGCTCGGATGAGTGACATATACCTCGCCGTTTCATGGAGGGAGATAGCACGTACTTATTTTGACAAGTCTGTGCCATGGTTCCAGCATAAGATGTATGGCATCGACGGCAATGGCGGCAAGGGAGGCTTTACTGAGGATGAAGCCGGACAGCTAAAAGGCGCACTCCTCGACCTCAGTGACCGCATCCGTCGTGCTGCTGAAAGCATTCCAGCCCCGGCCACTGTATAGCCGTTTTGAACAAAAGCCGCCGCCGGGCTGGCGGCGCAACCATTCCAACTGTGCGTCATGCGCAGATGAAATAAATTAATGAACTCTTGGAGCCGTCTGCGCGAGATGCGTGGACGGCTTTTAACTCAAAACAGATTTTTATGCAACTGACAGGAAAGAATGCAGAGTATGCCGATCTCATCCTCTCTAAACTCATGGACAACGGAGGATGGATTAGCAAGGATGAGATACTGGGGATTCTCCATGACACCTATAACTATGCCGCGGAGCCGGAGTTCGTATTGCACGATCTCGTGGACAACTGGAAATTCATCATCGTGGACGGTGAGATTCTGCGATTGACGAAAGAGGGCGACAAGGCAGCAAAGAAAGGAGTGGCACAATATTGTAAAGGAAAAGAAAAGAAGGAACTCTTCAAGGATTGGAAAGACTATCTCAGCGTTGGCGAGACGCTGATAAATATCATGGTGGCCTTGGCTTCGTTTTTCTTGGGACGTTGCTCTTCCAACTGGTTTTAGAGGGCGAAGACGACGATCCCGGTAACGACGGCGATGAGTATGGCCACGATGCCGGAGAGGAAGGAAGTCTTGAACTCAAGTCTTCTGATGCGGTACTGCAGAATGTCTGTTTCTGATCTTTCCATACCGCAAAGATAGTATTTTCGGACGGTTTAAGCAAGCAAGCGGGGCTAAAATTGTTAATTTTTTCCTCTTCCCCTCATTATTATTAATAGGGATAATGGAAGAAAGGAATCAGCGCAGCTGCAGCTAAGAGACAAACAATTACCGTTATGCGTTCTTGCATAGCTGTTAAAGTGTTAGCGTTATGGATACATTTAATAAGACTTTGAGCTATGATGAGAAACACCATAGCAATCACTGTGTAAGTGCTGACAAAAGCAAGAATATTGGCTATGGTCTTCATACAAAATAACTTTTCTTCATGTGCAAAGATAGGCAATTTTAGGTAGATTTTGCCGTTGGAATTGTTAAATCTGCTCATTTTGCTCAATTTTCTCCACCATTTTCTTTGCCGTTCCGCTTTTTCTTCCTATCTTTGCCAGCGGTAATAAGACGATGGTAGTCCATCCCGGTGAGCAGCGGTTATTGCTCGGACATCAAGGTCGGGCTTTTTTTATGCCTGCAAAAAACGTGAGTAACTACTCACAAAAGATATTGGCGGTTGCCATTCCGTAGAATTTGATCAGCCCATCGGGTGAAGTCATCGTCTTATTACCAGCGGAATCGGCAGCCGCTTTTCTATTCTGCCAAGAGGCCCGGCTATCCGGGAAAGGTAATAAGGGCTCACCCGATAAATCTAGGGGAAAACTTTTTGATTCTACAGAAAATTTATACCTTTGTGTCATGAAT